CGCAGCTATTGGAACGAACATCCAGACCGTGATGAACGTTGGGCCACAGAAACACGGGCACAGCTAGGTGATGAACGTTTCCGTCGTGAGATGGATTGTATCACCGGTGATTCAACTATACAAATTAAATATCCTAACGGTACGTTGGCTAACGTGTCTATAATAGAACTTGAAAAAATGTTACGTAATAATGATTAGTTTGTAATGTTGGATAAATAATAATATGAAACATAAACATCATATTATTCCTAAACATGCTGGCGGCACAGACGATCCAACTAATATAGTAGAGTTAACGATAGAAGAACATGCAGAAGCCCATCGTTTACTGTATGAAAAATACAATCAATGGCAAGATAAAATAGCCTGGATGGGATTAGCTAAATTAACTAATGCTCATTATCTAATGTTAAGTGAAAAGATGACCGGAGAAAATAATCCTATGTACGGAAAGCCTGCGCCCAATCGAGGAGTTAAGCGTCCAGGTATAGGCGGCCGTAAAAAAGGCACCAAGTGGTCTGACGAAGAAAGAGCCATGCAGATAGAGCTCCGCAGTAAAGAAGGCTATTATAATTATCTTAAAGATCCTGCCCGAGCTAAAAAGATTAGTGAATCTAAAAAAGGAAGTAAAGGTACAACAACAGGCAGAAAGTGGTATAATAATGGTACTAAACAGATATTAGCAAACGAATGTCCTATAGGATTTGTCAATGGTAGAATTAGTAAAAAACAATAAAGGAATACAAGTATTAACTGATACCGGATGGAGTGACTTTGAAGGTCTCTTAATTAAAGGTGTGCGTGATACTATTATATTAGAAATAAATGAATTTAAGATTGTTTGTACTCCCGACCATAAAATTTATGTAAACGAAGATTTAGCAGTACCAGCCAATGAATTAATAGCTGGGGATATTATAATAACTAGAGCAGGACCAAAAAGCATTACTAAAATTACAATAGGCACGGAAGAAGAGGTATATGATTTGCTTAATGTAGCACATAACCGGAGATTTTTTACTAACGGCGTATTGGTCTCAAATTGTGAATTTATCATCTGGGATGAGACCCTGATCAATCCTAGCTATTTAATAGAACTGCAAGGACTAGAGCCCATAGAACGTCAAGGCCAGGTCCGTTGGTATAAGCGTCCTGATCCTACAAAAACTTATCTAGTTGGGTTAGACCCTAGCCTAGGTACCGGGGGCGATCCTAGTGCCATACAGGTATTTGAATTACCTACATTTGTACAGGTAGCAGAGTGGCAGAATAATCGCACTACGATACAGCAACAGATAGGTATCCTAAGTGAAATCACCAAATATCTATCAGAAACAGTGCCAGTAAATAACATCTACTATAGCCTAGAAAATAATACTCTAGGCGAAGCTGGCCTAGTTAGTATAGCAGAAATTGGTGAGGAAAATATCCAAGGAACATTTCTAAGCGAACCAGCCCGAGTTGGTGTTAGCCGTAGATATCGTAAAGGATTTAATACCACAAACAAACCTAAAATCACAGCCTGCGCCAAACTAAAGAGCTTAATAGAAAGTCGTCGTATGACTATCTATAGCCGTCCATTGATCAGCGAACTTAAAACTTTCGTCGCAAATGGCAACAGTTTTGCGGCCAAACCTGGTGAAACCGATGATTTGGTCATGAGTGTAGTATTAGTTATACGTATGGCACAGTTACTACAAAGCTATGATGCCAATCTAGATACTGCTATGAAAGATGCTCTTGATGATTTCATTGAACCAATGCCGTTTATCATGTTATAAAGATAAATACTTACATGAGAGAAATAGATAAAATAGCAGAAGGTTTATTTGAAAAGATCCGTGACCGATTTGAGGATGTCAGCTTAGGTAACGACAAGGCAAAAGCTACCAGCGATCCAGAACAGGCACGTTTTTTCAACTTTGACTACGTGGTCGACGATCATAATCATGGTAATATTACAATGAGTTTGATCGATGAGACTAGTTTAAAAGTCTACTTTAGCAAGAATATCAGCAAAGATCTCACAGATGAGGAACGCAAAGATTGGTATAGTTTTCTGCGCGAATTACGTGAATTTGCACGCAGGAATCTATTAAGTTTTGAGCCTAGAGATATTACACGCAGTACCTTAAAACATCGCGATATCCAACAACAGAGCAAAGCTGACAGTACCTATGACAAAGACGAAGTAGTAGCAGAAAGTCGCATGTACGGCACACTGAATCGCAGCTATGAAAGCTTTGGTCCTGTGCGTATCAAACTAGCACACACCAAACCCATCATGGATGAATCGCATGGTGCCCGTAGCCGTAATATCGAAGCTGTATTCGTCGAAAATGATCAAGGTGAACGTTTCCGTCTACCGTTTACTAGCTTGACTGGTGCACGTGCTATGGCCCGACATGTTTCAGCTGGTGGGGTTCCAACTGATGAGCTAGGTAATCATATAACAGAAATGGTCAATGAAATGATGACCCTACGTCCTTTTATCAGAGGCGTACAACGTCGTACATTTGAAGATACAGTCACTAAAGAAATGGTCGAATCAGCATTTGGTTATCACGGATTGCTTAAAAACACACTTAAAAAACTCAAAGGTAAACGTGGATATACAGAATACAAAGAAAGTTACAAACCAGCATTGGTTGAAGATGAAGCAAACGTAGAAGAATTAAAAGAATTGTTTGTTAAGAAAACACTTGACGAACGGATCGAACAAGCATTACCCCTAGTACACAAGGCTTATACTATCATGAAAGAAAATAACAATCCATTCGCACAACAATTTGAAAGTTGGGCAGGTGCAATAGCAGAAGGTAGTTGGGCACTTCCTGACACAGAAGATGAAGTAGGCAAACTAATTGAATTATTAGGCGAGCCTCTTCCGGTTGGAGTAGATGCGCAGAACGCTACGAATGCACTATATAATATCCTTGGTGATGATCGATTATTTGATCGTCTAGGTGAACTAGCAGATATCGACCCTAATGCAGATGCACGTGATACGATCACAAGTTGGTTATATGATAATCTACCGCACATCTATCAACAGATTGAAAATGAAATTGGTGATCCAGACTATCCAGCAGAACCACCAGAAGCGGGTGATGAAGATTTAGAAGAATCATATCCAGCACAATCAATCGTTATCAATGGTAAACAAGTTGACCTAGGCTCATTAGAACTAGATGGTGTTGAATCATGGGATAGTCCAGACTATGCAGACGCTTATGCTACCTACGCAGAATTTACAGATGGCACACCTTTATCAGATGATGAACTAGAAGAACTCACAGACAAACATGGCGACATAATTAACGCAAAAGCACATGACATGTTAGAAGGCACATATAGTGCAGCTATTCCTGGCGGCACACAAAACATGCTACAGACAACTATGGAAGACGAAGACACACAAGATGATGATGGTGGTGTTGAAGCAATAATGAGTGCTATTATTCGCAGGATCGCACATCAACATCATGACTTGTTAATGAAACTAGGTCCAGATGGTGTACTAGAAGCCGCACGTGAACATGCTGAACGTATAGCACCAGTTGATGAAATTGGCACAAGTGATGTTAGTGCCTATGTGGCCGACATTAGACGTGAAGCAGGTCTTGATCAAGAAGAATCAAACCCATTAAAAGAGGTATTTGAAAGACTATTAAATGAAGACACTATCAATGTAGGCGATATTATACACGATAAAACACAACCAGAAATTGAAGGCAGAGTCATACGTTTAGAAGGCACTAACTATATTATAAATGTACAAGGCGAAGAATACCACATAGCACAAGCTAATGCAGTAAAAATACCAAAGGTATTACATGAAGCAGACAGCAAATTTATGGCATATCTTGAACCATTAATAGGACAACAAGTCTATATTCCAGCAGAAGGCACTACAGGTACAGTATTAGGTCCAAGTCCAAACCCAAATATCCCAACAGGCATACAGGTAAAATTAAGTAATGGACAAATTATAACCACAGCACCAGGCAGATTCAAAGCAGAACGTCCAGGAGCCCTACAACAGGCAATTGACAAATTTAATGCTATTACAGGTAAAATTGAAAATATTCCAACAGTGGCAAAACCTTATGGTCAAGTACCGGGTCCAATGGATAACTTATACAAACAAGATTGGAGCAAGGTCAAGGAAGATATAATCAAACTAGCAGGCTTATAAGATATCAAATCACCAAAGGGGCTTAACGGCCCTTTTGTTTTGGCAAAAATAATTTGAAAAAGACCGTTGCGAGATAAATAATAATAGCGTATTATGTTAAGATGCATAACACGTTTAGGCATATTTTAAGACCAACTTAAGGAGAAACAACATGGCAACATCATTAGCAGAAATCCGTGCAAAATTACAAGCACAAGAAAGTCGTAGTTCAGGCAACAACTCACAACAAGGTGGCGACAACGCTATCTACGCACACTGGAACATCGCAGAGGGCACCAACGCTCGAATCAGATTCCTTCCAGACGCAGATCCAAAAAACACATTCTTCTGGGTAGAACGAGCAATGATCAATTTACCATTTGCTGGCATCAAAGGTCAAGCAGATAGTAAACCAGTCACCGTGCAAGTACCTTGCGTTGAAATGTGGGGTGAAGCATGTCCAATCTTAGCAGAAGTACGTACCTGGTTCAAAGATCAGAGTTTAGAAGAAATGGGTCGTAAGTATTGGAAGAAACGTAGTTACTTATTCCAAGGTTTCGTGCGTGAGAATCCGCTATCAGACGATCAAACACCAGCTAACCCAATTCGCAGATTTATCATCAGCCCACAGATCTTTAACTTAGTTAAAGCGGCATTGTTAGATCCAGAGTTAGAAAACTTACCAACAGACTATCAAGGTGGTTTAGACTTTACAGTTACTAAAACATCAAAAGGTGGTTATGCTGATTACTCAACTAGTAAATGGTCACGCAAAGAATCTGCACTAACAGCAGAAGAGGCGGCAGCTATCGACGCTCATGGTTTATACAACTTGAAAGATTTCTTACCTAAGAAACCAAGTGATGTTGAATTAAAAGTCATGAAAGAAATGTTTGAAGCATCAGTAGATGGTCAAGCATATGACGCAGATCGTTGGGCTAACTACTACAAACCAAGAGGTGTAACGATCGTTACAGCTGAAGCCGCATCAGCACCAGCAGCAAGTGCACCAGCACCAGCTGTCGAAGAGTTTGATGCTCCGGTAGCAGTAGCGACATCAGCACCAGTCGCAGAGGTTGCACCAGCGGCTCCTACAGCACCAGTCGCAACACCTCCAGCAGGTGGAACAGCTAGAGCTGAGGACATCCTTGCGATGATTCGTAATCGTCAAAAGACTATTTAAGTATTACAATCTAGATGTTGAGTAGATTAGATGATATAATCTATCCAAACCGTTGTGAAGTTATAGAAATAGAAGCTTCACAACGGTATATCTACCCTATTTTTAAAAATGGCAGTAGTTCTCTATTAGAACATGCTCGCCAACAAAATTATAAAATCTTAATAAACGAGCAGATCAAAAGAGCTTCAATCATTGATATAATATTAAGAGATCCCTTGTCTAGATTTATCTCAGGAATCCAAACTTTCGTACATAATGTTAAAAAAGAAAATCCAATATTAGACGTAGATACCATATTATATTTTGCAGAGAATTATCTATTCCTTAATAGGCACTATACTCCACAACTTAGTTGGTTAATAAATTTATCTCGATATGCAGATGCAAAATTAAGATTACATAACATGGATGCATTATCAACATTTACCCCATTGACTTGGACTCATCCCAAAGACATTCAATTTGATAAAATGGTATTGGACAGACTAAGTAACAATGTACATAATGAAATGTATTTGCGATTAGATAACTTATTATTACAATTAATTGGCCAGGAATTAACCTTTAAGGAAATATTAGCATACCTTAAACAACAAGACCCTCAAGCATATCAAAAACTATCATGCATTGCCCTAGACTAACACATTTTGTCCGACTTAATCCCAATGGCACAGTGAGTCGATGCGGACATATGGTTAACGCACCACAGTTCAATACACTCGAAGAAATGGACGAAAGTCTTTGGTTGCGGAATGTAAAACTATATATGCACAAGGGTATTTGGCCTAAATGGTGTGAAAGATGTAAACAAACAGAACAGGACAACGGATCTAGTATCAGATTAAATGCTATAACTTTTGATAAATTACAAAAACGTCAAGATTATTTGTCAGTTGGTGGAGTACTAGACAATGTCTGTAATAGTGCCTGTCTAACCTGTGATGAAAATCACAGTACCTTGATTGGCGGATTAAAAAGCAAAACATATACCATCGTAGATAACAGTAATAAGTTTTGGCAGTTGCCATTAGATCGTGTGGTGCATTTAGATATCAGCGGTGGTGAACCTAGCCACAGCAAGAACTACAAACACATCCTAGCAAACTTGCCTGAAAGTATTCGTTCGATCAGACTTAATACAAATTCTAGTACAGTGTTAGAAGAATTGATGCCGTTAGCTGAACGCGGTGTTCAAATTACAGTAACAGTTAGCCTCGATGGCATAGGTTCTGTACACGATCTGGTACGTTGGCCCATTAAATGGGATAAATTCTATGCTAATTTACAACAGTATATGGCTATGCCTGTAAAACTAAATACCTGGACTACAGTTAGTGCATTGAACGTAGATGATCTACCTAACATACTAGAATTTGTAAAACTACATAAACTAGATCACAGCTATGCTTATCTCAAAGAACCTTGGCAATTGGCAGTAGAAAATAAAGACACTCCAGAGTCGTTAGCATACATACAAGAACAAACTAAATTAAGAGGCATATGAACAAATATAAACCTTTTGTAGTATTTCCATGTGAAAATATTAATGAAATCAGTGAGGGTATTTTTAGATATCTTTTGACAAAAACTGATTTATTATCTACCACCGATTACGGCTGGCATTTTATAGACAAAAAAGAATTATTTGATTTTGTTCCTAACCTACTTAAATTTTTTAAGCAACATAAACTAGTAACAAGAGATGCGGCAATTACGATCATAACTAGTAACAAGCATTTAGGCAAACACATAGATGAACCTCCAGTTATAGCTAAAATAAATTTTCCGGTTTTAAATACAGAAGGATGGGCCAATCGTTGGTACGATGACCAAGATAATCTAGTGGATGAGATTGTAGATTTATCACAACCAATAGTGTTTAATTCACAAATCACACACAGTGTAGAAAAAACTACAGCAACAAAGATACCACGCATAGTGGCTAGTTTTACATTTCATAATGAGCCATTGGATCTGTTAAAATGAAGATTGCCATAACTGGTGGTACAGCTGGTATTGGACTAGCACTAGCAAAAAAGTTCGAAACAAACGGGCACGAAGTTTTAGCGTTGAGCCGTCGCAATGGGTATAACATACGCAGTCTACCTAAAGTCGCAGGCATGATAGAACCCTGTGATATGTTTATCAATAACGCTCAAGTAGGGTATGCACAAACAGAATTACTATTTGAAATATGGCGTCGTTGGGAAGGTCAGCATAAAATCATAGTAAACATCAGCACAAAGATGACCGACATGCAGATTCCACCTAAAAGTGAATGGGACGAATACCTCATACAAAAGAAAGCCCTAGAACTCGCAGAAGATTTATTAATAAAACGTAATGCGTGGCCGAGACAGATTATGATCAGACCCGGTAGTATAGCTACACAGCCTGGACAAGAGCCTCCTCTATATCAAAATGTAGATGATTATGCTCAAGGAGTATACGAGTGGATCCTAAAGAATATTTAACTAACAAAAAGTTTTGTCCTATACCGTGGACAGGATTTATGTACAACTCAAATGGTGATGTGTTAAATTGTATTCGTAGCCAACGGGCGATTGGAAATATAAAAGATAAGAGCATACATGAGATCCTTTCAGATAACATTGAAATTAAACAGAATATGCTTGCTCATAAAGATGGGATAGGATGTCATGTTTGTTATGACTTAGAAGGTGACAAGAAAGGGTATAATATGATCAGTGATCGCATATTCTATCTTAAAGAATTAAAGTCCGTAAACAATACTCTATATGATGATCCCGATAATTTTAATCTGCATACCATAGACATACGTTGGAGTAATGTTTGTAATCACAGTTGCGTGTATTGTTCACCGGAATATTCTAGCAAATGGGCTGCAGAATTAAAAATACAAAGCCAAGATGTATCAAAAGAAAGAGTCGACGAACTTAGGAAATTGGTATTTGATAACGCACATCAACTCAAACATGTATATATGGCTGGCGGCGAACCCTTGTTGATGAAAGAAAATTTAGAGTTGTTAGAGATATTGCAAGAAAAAAATCCTCAGGTTAATCTCAGGATAAACACTAATTTAAGCAAGACTGGTACTCGAGTATTTGAAAAGATTTGTGAATTTCCTAATGTGCATTGGACTGTAAGCGTTGACGAAATGGGTGCAGAATTTGAATATGTGCGATATGGTGGCAAATGGGCGGACTTTTTAGATAATTTAAATCTAATTAGGAAACTTGATCATAAAATAACATTTAATATGCTACATCATTTATTAAATTATCGATCGATATTTGATACAGTTAAATTTTTAAAAAGTTTAGGATTTCACAATAACAGTTTTGTTATAGGAGCATTATTACAACCAGATTATCTAAACATTAGACATTTACCAAATACTATGCTACAATCAGTAGAGCAAGAATTACAAGACTGGATTAGTCAAAAGCCGGGGTTTTTACTTGAAAACGGTCTAAGAAATGTGTTACAATATATAAAAACACCTATGGCAAAGAACATTGAATACTGTTTAGCAGAGATAGCAAAGATGGATCAAAGACGTAATATTAACAGTAGGGCAGTATTCACAGAATTATATAATTTAATAGAGGCAAATAATTATGGCAAAACCATTTGATATATCAAAATTCCGTAAGTCGATCACCAAGTCGATTGATGGACTTAGCACAGGATTTAACGATCCCACAGACTGGATTTCAACAGGTAATTATACACTTAACTATTTGATCAGTGGTGACTTCCATCGCGGAGTACCCTTAGGTAAAGTTACTGTGTTTGCAGGTGAATCGGGTGCAGGGAAGAGTTTTATCTGTAGTGGTAATCTTATCCGTAACGCACAGAAAGACGGCATCTATGTTATCTTAGTTGACACAGAAAATGCACTTGATGAAAAATGGTTGCATGACCTAGGTGTAGACACATCAGAAGATAAGTTATTAAAACTTAATCTAGCTATGATTGACGATGTAGCTAAAACTATCCATGAGTTTATGAAAGAGTATAAGACATTACCAAAAGAAGATTGTCCAAAAGTTCTATTCGTTATCGATAGCTTAGGAATGTTACTAACTCCAACAGACATCAATCAATTTGAAGCAGGTGATTTGAAAGGTGATATGGGCCGTAAGCCTAAAGCACTTACAGCACTTGTGCGTAATTGTGTAAATATGTTTGGAAGTCATAACGTTGGATTAGTAGCAACTAACCACACATACGCTAGCCAAGACATGTTTGATCCAGATGATAAGATTAGTGGTGGTCAAGGCTTTATCTACGCAAGTTCTATCGTAGTTGCTATGCGTAAACTTAAACTTAAAGAAGATGAAGATGGTAACAAGATTAGTGAAGTCAAAGGTATCCGTGCCGCATGTAAGATCATGAAGACCAGATATCATAAACCATTTGAATCAGTGCAGATCAAGATCCCATATGAAACTGGTATGAATCCCTATAGTGGATTGACTGACATGATGGAAGCCAAAGGTCTACTCAAGAAAGACGGTAACCGCCTAGCATTCGTAACTGCCGACGGCAAAGAAATCAAGCAGTTCCGTAAAGCATGGGAATCAAATGAAGAAGGTTGCTTAGACATAGTCATGAAAGAGATTTCAGCTAATGCTAAACTATTAGATGGTGGTCCAGCACCAGAAGCACCAGAAATGTCAGAGGAGATTGCAGAATGAACGTTGAATTAGACGCACTTAGCGAAATTTGGATGACCTGTAAAGAGTATATCGCTCCTAAAGATCGACAGGCCGCGGCTGACCATGTGATCAGTGTAGTAGCTGATCAGAACATCACCGAACGTGAACTAAAAGCATTTGGTGCGACTGACAGCTATCTTAAACGAGCACTAACAGAATATCTCGGTGAAGAAGAAACAGAAGAAGTTAATTATGATGATGAGGATGATGATTATTAATGTGGTATAGCCGCGTAGTAGCAAGTTTAAGTAGCATTCCAGACTTCATACAGCATTATGAACGGGAATTAGATGACGCACGACGTGAAGTTGGGGTCTATGGCAACATAGAAAAGAATCTTGCTGGCCTGCCCGGAATTACAGAACGACGTTTCAATCAGCTACAAGAGATCGAAGCAGTTCTTAATTACCTTAACATACAGTTAAGAAAAATACGCAAGAAACATTTC